CCCAGAGAAAGGCAGGCTCAGACTATGGCTAATGCGGTAGTGGCTGCTAAAAAGCAGGACAATCCGGATATGACAAAGGGCGAGCTCAAGAAAGCAAGCCAGCAGGCGCTTACTCAGGCTCGTGCCTCTGTTGGTGCAAAGCGAGAGACCATCAAGATTACAGATCGTGAATGGGAAGCAATTCAAGCTGGCGCTATTAGCGAGAATAAGCTTACCCAAATCATCGACAATGTGGACATTGACAGTCTTAGACAGCGTGCAACACCGAGAGCGACAACAACTCTCAGCACTGCAAAGCAGAATAAGATCGCTTCGATGAATGCTTCTGGTTACAGCACATCGGAAATTGCTGAAGCTCTTGGCATTTCTACGAGCACAGTGTCCAATTACTTGAATTGAAAGGAGTGACTGGTATGAATGGTTCTTGTGCCCTTACCACATTTGACAACCCTTACAATCCATTTGAACAGTTCTCCGATTGGTTCCTGTTTGATGTAGAAAAGGGTTACAACACTTGCGCTTATCTCGATCGAATTGCTCACACTTCTGACCAATTCTCTGAAGAAGAGAACAATCAAGAGATTGAAAGAGCGATTGACGAGATCATTCGTTACGACTTCATGAACATTTACAAGAAAGTTAAGAGAACGAAAACAACAAAAGCAGATAAGACTTGAACTATAGGTTGAGGTCTAATACTCTTTGAATAAAATTTTTGTTTTCTTTTCTGAAAATATTTGAACTTGAAGTCAGCATAAACAAATTATCACTTGATCTGCACTACTGCCGCTGGGCTTAAAGGCATGGGGAGGGGGTCTCCAAAATCGCACCCCCTACCTCATCGCGGCGGTCTTAAAAAAATCTCCGGAGGGATATTTTGGGAATGGGGTTTACCCCACGGGTGCAGTATTTGAACGAGCTTACAGGGTTGAGACATTTTCCATAAAGTGTGAACATCTCCTTTCATGTTTCTTTTCTCCTTTCGGTGATTGGTGGAAATTCAACTCTGTAAGTTCTTTCAAATACTGCACCTATTCTCACCTAAAAGAGCATCGGTTCAGATAAAAAGTGCAGTACAAGTATGCGGATATGGCGGAACTGGCAGACGCAATAGACTCAGAATTTATTGGAGGTTATCTCCGTGCAGGTTCAACTCCTGTTATCCGCACCAAATTTTTTAAGAGAGGAGGCAGTGCCAATGCCAAAAGGTAAAGCTGCAAGATCTTCCGACTCAAACAGCCCATTGAGACCACCGACATCTCTCGAAGCGCAAGAGAACTTAATGATTTCTTTGGCGGTTCAATGTGCTGAAAAGCAGCTCAGAGACGGAACTGCTTCTTCTCAGGTCATAACACATTATTTGAAGCTCGGTTCCAGTAAGGAACGAATTGAAAAGGAGATTCTGGAGAAGCAGAAAGAGCTTATCGAAGCGAAGACCAAGAATCTAAATTCCAACAGTGAAGCCAAGGAGTTGTACAACAAGGCTCTCGAAGCGTTTAGGAGATATTCCGGTGCAGGCGGTGAAGACGATGAGTATTAAAACCTATTCGGAGTTAATTACATTGCCGACATTTGAAGAACGATTTCTCTACTTAAAGCTTGATGGTTCCGTTGGAAAAGAAACTTTCGGTTTTAAGCGATGGTTGAACCAAGAGTTTTATCATTCGGATCAATGGCTGCAATTCCGAGATGAAATGATCTTGGTATGCCGGGTTATGAAATCTTTGGTTCCGTATTGATCCATCATCTGAATCCGATTACTTATGAAGATATCTTAAATCAGAGCCCCTGCGTTTTCGATCCGGAGAATGCAGTTTGCACCAAGTTGAATACGCATAATGCTATTCACTATGGTGATGAGAGTTTGTTACTTCTCCCTCCAGTACAGCGCACACGAAACGATACATGCCCTTGGCGAAAGTAATGAAAGGAGAAACACCCAATGGAAAATAAAATCTATGAAAATTCCGTTCTTGATGAACAGACTGAAAACATCAAGGAGCAGGAAACGGAGTTTTGCGAAGACGCTGCTCGAAATGTGATCGGTGTTGTTACTGATTGCCTGAAGCTGAACATTCGTGAAAAGCCGACTAAGGATTCCAGAGTAGTAACGGTTGTGACCTGTCTTGACGAATTGGAAATTGACATGGGCGATTCCAATGATGATTGGTACGCTGTCTGTACTGCTACCGGTATCGAAGGATTCTGCATGAAGAAATTTGTAGCCGTCAGGCAGTAAGGAGAAAACGATATGGACAGTATACTGACATCGATTAAAAAGCTGCTCGGAATTGCTGAAGAGTATGAGCACTTTGACCCGGACATCGTCATGTACATCAATTCGGCATTCTCAGTCTTGACGCAGCTCGGTGTTGGTCCTGAAGAAGGATTCCGTATCGAAGATGCAAGTAAGACCTGGTCTGAATTCCTGTACGATGATCCTCGTCTTGAATTTGCAAAAACCTTTATTTACCTGAAGGTAAGACTGGCATTCGACCCGCCGTTGAGTTCGGCAGTGATGGAAGCAATTAATCGACAGATCAGCGAGCTTGAATGGCGAATCAATGTGACAGTCGACCCTGATTAAAAATGAGAGGAGGATTTCAAAATGGATAATACAACACTCGCCCATCATGGCATCATCGGCATGAAATGGGGCGTCCGGCGCTATCAGAACAAAGATGGCACTCGTACCGCAGCCGGAAAGAAAAGAGAAAGTTCTTCTAACTCTGATGCTCCTGCTCATGAGGACTATGCTAAAGCTCATAACAGTAAGAGCGTTAAGTCTATGAGTGATGCAGAGCTTCGTAACCGATTGAACCGTCTTCAGATGGAGAAACAGTACAGTCAATTGTCTTCAACTGATGTGAATCGTGGAAAGGAATATGTATCAAAAACTCTGAAAGTCGCCGGAACAATTGCAACCGCTACTTCGACCGCCTTAACTATTTACAATAACTATGGCAAGATCAAAGAAATTGTAAACGGTATGGCTAAGAAGACTGGCTAAGGAGGTACTTATGGCATTATCAAACACTGCCGTTCCTAAGTATTATGGCATGTTTCGTGATGCCGTAATTCGAGGGGAGATTCCGGTTTGCAAAGAGATCTCCATGGAGATGAACCGTATTGATGATCTTATCGCTAATCCGGGCGTGTACTATGACGACCAAGCTGTTGAGGGATGGATCGCTTATTGCGAGTCCGAACTCACTCTAACAGATGGCTCTGACCTTAGCCTTTTGGATAGCTTCAAACTTTGGGGTGAACAGATCTTTGGTTGGTACTATTTTGTTGAGCGAAGCGTGTACCAACCGAATCCAGATGGTCATGGTGGGCACTATGTTCGCAAGAATGTGAAAAAAAGGCTGATTAACAAACAGTATTTGATCGTTGCACGAGGCGCCGCTAAATCAATGTACGGCTCAACCTTACAGGGTTACTTTCTGAATGTTGATACCTCTACTACTCATCAGATCACCACCGCCCCCACAATGAAGCAAGCGGAGGAGGTCATGTCTCCTCTTCGCACCGCTATCACTCGTTCGAGAGGACCGCTGTTTCAGTTCTTGACAGAAGGCTCTTTGCAAAACACAACTGGTTCCAAAGCGAATCGAACAAAGTTAGCCTCTACAAAAAAGGGCGTTGAAAACTTCCTTACTGGTTCTCTTCTTGAGGTCAGACCAATGAGCATCAATAAGCTCCAGGGTCTACAAATCAAGGTTGCGACCGTTGATGAGTGGCTTTCCGGTGACATTCGAGAGGATGTTATCGGCGCAATTGAGCAGGGTGCATCCAAGGTGAATGACTATATCATTGTTGCAATCAGCTCGGAAGGTACGGTTCGTAACGGAAGCGGCGACACCATCAAAATGGAGTTGATGGACATCCTTAAAGGCGACTACATCAATCCCCACGTTTCGATTTGGTGGTACAAGCTTGATTCCATTGATGAAGTCGGAGACCCGGAAATGTGGCTCAAGGCTAATCCGAATCTCGGAAAAACTGTAAGCTATGAAACTTATCAGCTTGATGTTGAACGAGCTGAAAAAGCTCCAGCTGCCCGAAACGATATCCTTGCAAAGAGATTTGGGCTGCCTATGGAGGGCTATACCTATTACTTCACTTATGAAGAAACTCTTCCGCATCGAAAGAGGGACTACTGGCAGATGCCTTGTTCTCTCGGTGCAGACTTATCGCAGGGCGATGACTTCTGCGCATTTACATTCTTGTTTCCTCTGCCAAATGGTTCTTTTGGTATCAAGACACGAAATTATATTACCTCTACAACTTTAATGAAGCTGCCTGCTGCTATGCGGATCAAATACGATCAATTCATGGCGG